CTAAAAAGTTAGAAGCAGTAGTCACTCCATCTAAAAATTCTTTACTTCTTACAAATCCTCTAAGTTTATCTAAAAGTTGGAATACTCTCTCTCCTATACTTCCTGGCAAAAATCCATCTGCTTCTTTGTTTACTCCCAAAAAGGTAGCCCCAACATTTCTTAGAGCAGACCTTAGTCTGACCATTTGCCCTTCTATAGATGTGGCTCTTCCTTCTAACAATTCATCTGGCAATGCCTTGTCTAATGCCTTAAATAATTCTTCAGCGGACACACTAGTCCCTCTCATTTTCTTATCTAATCCAATCCCTCTCTCTATTAACATATCAAAGTCAGTAGCGGTTAGCTTTCCTGAGGCAGAAACCCGTCCTAATATTGTAGATAAATCTTGAAAGGTTGTTTTACCTCCAGCTACAGCTTTAGACATTATTTTTACTCGTGGGACAAGGTCTTCTGTTGCTGCTCCAAATAATTTAAGAGTAGAAGCGGCATCAAATAAATCACCTCTTTGGAACAATACCCCCATATCTGACTGAGCAAATTTTACTAATTCAGACAATGTGTTAGATACTTTACTTGCATCTTTCTCATAAGCTCTCAATCCAGCTGAAGCATTTTGTACTTGTGTGACTTGGTCTATAGCTTGTTTAGAAAATAGTGTTAAAGCACCCACTCCTGCTAAACCTACTATTTTACCGTATTTTACAGCAAATTTCCCCATTGCCTTAAAAGTTTCTTCCACTTTATTTCCAGCTTTTTGTATATTCCCAGTAAACCCATCAAGTTTACCTTTAGCTTCCTGTAAACCTTTATTAAGACCTTTGAAGTCCCCATCAAATTGTGCTACGACTGCTCCTGCTGATAATGCCATATATATATTAGTTATTATTGCTAGTTTATCATTTGTTGCCTAATAACCGTTTGAGGTGTTCCAAGTTCTTTTCTACTTCCTGTGGCTTAATTTTTTTATCCTCTAACCTCATTTTTACTCGCTTAAACTCATTAGATAACTTTTTACTATCTGTAGGCTTTAAGTGTGGATTTGTGGCTATAGCAAGGTATATCTCCCACTCTGTCACTTGGTCTATAGCTTTCTGTTTTTGTCTTTTTAATGTTTGATTATAAAAAAACAATGCCTCTGGGATAGTCAGTTGCATTGTCTCTTGTTTTGAATACGAATAGTTATGTGCAAAAAATTCTAACACAATCATCATCAGGCTAGGGGGGTAGTTGTCTACTTCTTGCTCTGGAACCTTTGACTGATTTTGGAAAATAAACCCAGCAGTTGCTCCACCCCATTAGCTTCTAATATCTCATCTATCAATGCTACAAGTTCCACCACACTAAGAGCCTTAATTTGCTCCTCTGAGAGGCTTTTATTGCTAAGGGTAGATAATACAGGGATAGCTTTGTCTAAATTGTTTAAGACCATATCTAGGGTTGAGCCGGATACATTCTCTTGATCAATATTTTGTGCTAACTCTAAGATGGGCTTGACCTCTTGGGTAAGCTCCAATACATCTTGGATTGTTAATGCTTTTACTGCCATATTAAGCAGGTGTTCCAATATATCCTAATACTCCGTCGGTGTTTGTTGCATCTATAAGTGCCATAAACTCTACCTCTATTTGGCTTCTATCATTGCTGAAAGATACCTCAATAGTCTCAGATGAAACCACAGCCTTGTGTAAGGTTATGTCAGACCCAGTGTTAGATCCTTTGATGATTGGGTGGATAACTAATTTCTTGGCTAAGGCTCTTGTGGAAGCTCCTACAACTTCTCCAATCTTTAATTTTCCTCCTGCTACATCTGCGGTTTGTACAATATCTTGTAATACTGAGAATGAGTATTCTGACAAAGGTACGGTGACTCTTAATTGTCGCCCTACTTCTATCATATCAAAAGGTGTTTCTGCTCCGTATGTGTCTGAAGATTGCATAACTCTTTGAGTAATTACCTCAAGTCGTACTTCACCTTCGGTTTCACCTAGAGAAGTTCCTCCCCAAGTGATTGTAGCATATCCTACATTTATGTCTTGCATTGCCATATTCGTATAATGTTAATGTTATAAATTTATCTTAGCACTTGTTGCCTAGTTCATTACCTCCAACACATAATTGCCGGTAAACACCGCTCTACCAGTCTCATCTTCTCCTATATCTGTTGGCTCTTGTAATGCAAATATAGTAAATATATAAGTCCCTCCAAGTGTTGTATTGTATATCTGATGCATAAGGTCATATATATCATAAGCCTGTTGCTGTGCATCCTCATAATTGGTATTCCTGACCAAAACTTGTATAGTCGGTTTAATAATGTCAAGGTATGTGGTTGGCTCCACTCCACCGCTCTGGAATATACCAACACAATTATCTACATTAGCTGGAAGTGTGCCAATAAATAAGTCTGTCCCCTTGGTAAGGCTAGTCTGTGCATCTATATAGTTTGCAATATCTGTAAGTAAAGTCATAATTTCTTTTTTAATTCTTGCATTAGTACCTGATTAGCTACTTTATTCCAAGTGCTAATATTTTCTTTAAGTGGGTTTTCCAGATACTTACTTTTTCTACCATTACTCCAATTCCTGACCACCCTTGTCCCATCTCTTCTCATCCCTTCGTGTTGGTACATTGCATATTTGGTATCATATCCTGTGATCCAATACTGCCCTTCTCGTCTAAAGAAACCTGATTGAGATAGTCTACCTGTGTCAAACGGAACGGTAAACCTAGATAACCTTAATAATTCTCCGGAACATATCCGCCCCCATTCATCAGTCAAATTCATATTCTGGAGCTTCTGCAAGTTCTTACTTAATGTATTCTTGGTAATTCTAACACTAGACATACTTTTGAGCTAATAGTTTCTTATGATGTATTTGCCCTTGTCTAGTACGGAATATCTGGACGGATATAACTCTAAAAGTTGTATCATCAGCTGTGATGGTGTCATCTACATTGACTGACTGAGTAGGGTAGACCCAAACCTTTACATCAAAGTCTAGAGGTTTAGCTTGTAATCCTCTATCCTGTGTTTTGGCATAAACTAACCTACCCTTGATATAGGAAGTAGTAGTGACAGACTTTCCATATACATCATAACCACTGCGGATATTTAATTCTATATCTTGATTAAGGTATTTATCTAAGTTTATCATCTTAGTATGTTATATAACCTGTAGTATCTATAAGTCCAGTTAATAATGATTGTGCTAGGGGTGAGAATGGTCGTCCACCTACCAAAGCAAACCTTACATTAGCTCCTCCATAAGTCTCAGATAAATCATCTATTCTATATGACTCTACTCCTGAGATTATATTCAATATATCCTCATCTTTGTACTGGGATAAGAAATAAGCCTGTTCTATCTGTGCATATTTTACCTTGTCATCTATTGGGTGGATAAATACAATCCCACTAGTGGTATCTGGTTGAGTTGTCCATCCTGACACAGTAGCAGTCCCTGTGGCACTTACCCAGTCTGTAATAGCTAAAGTCTGCCCTCTACCAGTCCCTTCTCGGATAACTACAGTCCCTCCATTCAAAACATCATCAGCTAAATACTGCTGTCCTCCTAACTGTAAAACTGACACTGTGGTAGCAGTTGCTGAGGTAGCGTTACCATAATGTAGAGTATTATAATAAACTCTTGGGAAGGCTAGGTTTTGCTCTCTACGATAGTCTTTATCTCTATCATATACCTCATATCCTTTATACCTCAATTCATTCATCTGTAAAGCTGACTGCTTTAAGAAAGCCTCTTTTTTAGCAACAGATAAAGCAGCCCAAACATCAAAACTTTGTTTAGTTAATAGATAATCATTAGCTTCTGCCACAGTGACATAAGAATTTTGGTTTGGGTGTGATAATATTGTATTTAATGCCATATTGCAATTAGTTTATTACAATAAGTTTATCATTTGTTGCCTTATCTGATTATATGATTTTCTAAGACTAAATTGACTTGCATACTCTGCCCTTTCTTTGGCTAATCCCTCTTTATACTGTCCTGTCTTAGTTAGCCAATCATTATATGCTTGTCTTAGTTGTTTACGAACTGATTGCACTTGTGGCTCATACCACACTCCTAAATCGTGCTGGTCATAGTCTTCTCTGTAATATACAGCTTTTGACATATCACACTTTATCTCATAGCAATATCTATCATCAAAATACTCGGCTATTCCGTGTGCATTGGGGATAATCACTGGCATTCCTGTGTTCATTGCTTCCAGTGGGGTCATCCCAAACCCTTCACCTCGAGACGGGAACACAAATACATCGTGTTTTGCCAATAATCCCAGTAGCTCTTGCTGATTGTAGTCTTCTATAATGGTGTCTATTCTGTAGTCAAAATAAGGGTAATTATTGCCACTAGTAGCCTTCATTGTAAGTATTGCCCTGTCTACATCTGGGTCAAACTCTTGTGTAAAGGCCTCAATCACAATATCAAAGCCTTTCCTAAAGTCAAAAGCATTGTAATGAAGTATTTTGAATGCTATATTGTCAGGTCTTGGCTGGTAGGTATAAATATCTGTATCCACCCCGTGTGGGATAACTATGCTGTCTATTCCAAATTGATTATAGAATATATCTCTAGCAAACTTGGACGGGGTTATAATGGTGTCTAACTCTTTCATATACTTCCCCCAATCTGGTGGACATTTGCTAGACTCAAACATAAAATAACCTATTTTTTTACCACAGCCTTCAAGCCACTCTACCTGTGGTGGCTGGTGGTATAGGAATGCTATGTCTTGCTCTTTATTTTCCGTCTCAAAGTGTATTTCTGTGTCATCTTGGTTGATATTGTACCAAGTATTAGCAACATTGCCAAAACCGCCTATTTTGGTTTTTAATGGGGGTGTGGCGAAGTAAATATTTGTCATACTTGATATATGTTAATTGTATTTCTAGTATAAACTAAAAAGAGCTATATTTCAAGCTCTTTATAGTTATAAGTAGGGGATTATTAGGCTTCTAATAAAGCAACTCCTAGTCCTTGTCTTATTATAGATACTCCGTAAAGGGCTTCAGCTCTTGCGAACATTCCTCCAATTTTAGCATCATATCCCATAGTTAGTCTGATAGATAGACCTGTCTCTGGGTCATTGTAAACTCCTTGGTTTACTCCTAGTCCATTTCCATCAACTGGAAGTGGGCGGATAGCTAGACCAATAGCATCTTTGTGGAAAGCCATATTGTATTTTCTTACTGGGCTTCCTCCTGATTGGATCAACTGAGTCTCAAAGATACCCATTCCAGCTACCTGTGGTAATTGTGCAGTTTGTGCTACATTTCCACCAAAGTTTAGCACTTTATTGATGTCATCATCTTTTAGAAGGTCAGCATATTTAGAAGCAGACACAGCGTAGATAAATTCTCCATCAATAGGGGCTTTATTTCCAACTAGAGTCTCTCTCAAAGACACTATATCATCATAGTGGTTAGCTGTCTCACTAAGAGTATTGCTGAAAGATAATCCAAGAGTAGCTACAGATACATCAATTTGTTTCAAAACTGAATAAATAGCTTCTGTAATATATCCTTGTAATACATCTGGTCGAGCTTGTGCACGTCCAACATCTTCAATCAAAACAGTCTTGTGCTTGTGTTGGTTAAGAGTAATGGTAACATCGCTGTCAGCAGGCCCTGTTAAAGCATATTCAGATCCAGCTACTTTGTTGTCAGCAGTTCCTAAGTCTCCTAAGAAACCAATTTTTACAGCTTCTCCAAAAGCTCTAACATCTTCTGAGAAATCTACATTTACAAAACGAGAAATTCCTCTTCTTTCTTTTAAGGTCTCCAAAGCAGTTGCGGCTGCAACTGTAGGGATGAATGAGTCAAGTAATGACTTTGTTATTTCATTAGCCATATTGGTAATTTATTATTGTCCTAGTAATATTCGTCCTTCTTTTTGTGCCTGTTTTATATCTTTAATATTTTTAGCTACAAAGTCTGAGTCTCTTAGTTGTGACTCTTTATAAATCACACCGCTAGTTCCACTTGGGTTTCCACCTTGTGGATTACCGGCATTGCTAGTTGTCTCAGGTTTGAAAAGATAGGGCATTTCAGTTTTTATTCTCTGTAATTCAGCGGATAATGCTGTAGGGTTAACCTCTCCAGTTTCATCAGCTACCTTGTCAGAGTCTATAAATCGCATAACTGCATTTACATCGTGAGGATTGTACTTTACGGACTCCTGTATAAGGGATTTCTCAAGATTACTTTGCTTAAATCGCTTTTTATACTCTTCAAGCTCTTGTGAACGGGTCTCTGCAAGTTGTTTCCAGTTCCCTTCCTCTTCCGCTTTTTTAGTCTCAAACTCAGCTAGTTTAGCTTGTAGTTCTTTTTTTTCTCTGTTGACTTCATCAAAACGGCTCTTGGGGATTTGTATTTCCTTTGGAGTATCTTGTACAGTGGTCTCAGTACTAGTTTCTTGGGTTGTATCGCTTCCCTGCGGTTGTAGTTCCTCAGACATAGTCTTATGTAATTATACTAATAACATCCTTATCGTGGATGACCCGTTATCGGTATATTAGCACTTGTTGCCTAATTCTCTATATAATCAACTAACACATCAAGACTTTCCTTTAATCTCTGGTCTTTAGTCTTTTTCTGGATATTCTTAATTGCTTTTATGTCCTTGTCTTTTATAGCTTGGTTTACTAAGTTGTAGTCTTTTATTCCTATTTTGGTTGTAAAGGTATCAAATGCCCTTAATATAGACTTGGGGCTATTTGTGGTCAAGTTTTGGCTTTTCACATTCTCCTTCTCTATATACTTTTGACTATCCACATCCCAAACCTTGCTCACATCAGCCAGTCCCTCTGTATATGGAGATATACTATGTCTACAATTGACGTGTTTTAATCCAGCTTCTGTTGCTTTTG